GTGAGATCGAAGAACTTTATGGGGAGGAAGTCGCTGCTGATTTGTTAGAATCTGCATCTGATGTGCCAGTTGCATAACTGTCCACCAACTGCCCCAGACCCCCCGATTCCGTGCCATACTATCAGTATGAAAAACACCCACCTCGAACACCCCGAAGATTCCATCCTGAACGGTGATCTGACCGTGCTGGATTGGTTCGTGAATGAGGGTAACCTCAGCGTTAAGATTGACGGTGCCCCCGCTATTGTCTGGGGTAAGAATCCCGCGAACGGCGAGTTCTTCGTGGGCACCAAATCTGTCTTCAACAAAGTTAAAATCAAGATCAATCATTCTCATGCGGAAATTGATGCGAACCACCAAGGGAAGGTTGCAGAAATTCTCCATGCTTGTTTTGATTGGTTGCCTCGTACAGAGTTTATCTTTCAAGGTGATTTTATTGGGTTTGGTGGTAGCGATGAGTATACTCCTAACACGATCACTTACAAGTTCCCTGAGGTAGTTGATCAGGAGATCATTGTTGCTCCTCATACATTCTACACTGCAGATAATGACCTTCGTGATGCTGTAGCGCATCCGATGAACTTTATCATCACGGATACTCATTATGTGAAATTTGTGAAACCCCGTGCATACATTCAGCATGGTCAAACTTCGTTTGCTGATGTTGAAGAGGTGTGCAACTTTGCTCGTCAAATGACCACTACTGTGGACTTCGTTGAGGGTAAGCAACTTGTCGAACTGAAGAAGCAAATCAACGCTTGCATTCGTGAGTGCCGTGAGATTCAAGATGATGCATTCGATTGTGATGCTAACCTGATTCGTTTGTGGAAGTTGGTTAAGAGCATCAAGGAAGATTGCCTGTTCCTGTGTCGCAATGATGGTCCTGAAGCGTACATCGTACATGATCGAATTGATGCCGAAGGTTATGTGATGAGCAATGAGTTTGGTATGTTCAAACTGGTGAACCGTGAGGTATTCTCTCACGCCAACTTTACGCTTGAAAAGGCATGGTGAAGATAAATAGCAAAAAGTATATTTGATCTGAAAAATGACTTATCACAAAGAGTTAGAAGTGAATGCAAATGCATTCGAATCCTCAAAGTTTCTTCTTGATTCATTCAATCAAGCCATTGGTGGGGACATTAAAGTCCTTTCAAATCCCGACCAATTGAAAAGTGTGCCAGTTGAGGAAGCGTCCACTGAGGATTGACTTTCCCCCTGATCTGCGCCATACTAAGCTTGTTCAATTCAATCCGTGTCGAGCACGGCAAACACAATGGGTTTCAAGACTGACGGTTCCGTTCATCACGGCGGTGTAAAGAATGAGGACCTCACGGTTCGTATTCTGAATGAGCACAAAATCTACCCCGCCACTGTAGAGAAGCGTGGCGGTACTAAGTGTAAAGAAGACGCTGTTGCTGCTGATAAGAAGATCAGCATCAAACGCAAGGAAGGTATCAAGAATGGTTCCTTCGATTGGTTTAACACTTCGGCATACAATGATGTGCTGGGTGATACTTTCACCAAGTTCATTGCCTCTGTAAAGGAAGCGCGGAATCTTCCTAAGTCTATCCGCTTCGATGATGAGTTCATCACTCATGTTCGGGACAATTTTAATGAATTGTGTGAGCAGGCGTTGGATACTCTGAGCGCCGAACAGATTGTAAATGTTTTGCAACGTGGTCTGATTGATAACAACTCTGGTTTTGATGTTGTCGTTAACGACACGAAGTCTCAGGAGATCTACATCTTCTCCGCTGACGATCATCCCGCAGTTTCCTACATCGAGCGTGGTTTCATTCCCGTTCTCAAAGGCAATGGTAAATCTTCCCGCAAGGTGATCTTTACTGATGGTGCGACTGAGTATGATTGTGGTCTGCGAATCCGTGTGACCAGTAACAACGGCATCAATGCTTTCCTGGGCAACAGTAAAGCTAACTCTAACAGTCAAGTTGTTATGAAACTGCAGCAGGATAAGGTAGCGAATCTCCTGGAGCAGGTCGCCGCCACTGTGACGGTCTACTGAGTGTCCACTGGGGGCGCTCTGCCCCCCTCTGACCCCCTATACTGGTTTCATACCAAACGAACCAACCCCCATGATCGTTCAACCCATCGGCAGCAATCAGACTGAGGTCTCCCTTGCTGACGGGACCTGCGTCCTGTTCTCCTATCAGACCCCCGTTGCTGCCCTGGTCCCTGGTAAGGGTTGGATCCGCTCTGCCAAGAAGTGGAGCGCGACGACCACCAAGCATGTCAACGCTTGGTTGCGGAAGAACTGTGGCGGCGAGGTCCAGAGTGTGCCGCAATGGGATCTGGACCAATTGGTAGCATTCTGACCCCTCCGACCCCTTACAATTAACTCAGTTCAAACGACACCCCCCCATGCTGGACTTCGCCCTGGATAACCTGCCCGTGTTCATCAATGTGCAGCGTGAGAGCACCGCTTGCGAGCGGGTGATCCTGTCGCCTCTCACCACTACCGCCATCGTCAAATGGCACAGCGGTTCGATCAGCGCCCATCATTGCAACCGCCGCAACATGCTGCGCCTGCTGGTCAACCGTCAAGGCAGCTTGGGACAGTGGGTGAACCGCACCCTGCTGCAGAATCACCAGACGGTGACCGTGTAGAATTATCCCATACCAAACGACACCCGATGACCCTTTCCTTCCCCTCCCGCCAACACCACACAGCTGCCCTCTACGATGCCTGCGCTCTGATCTTGGATACGTATCGGGAATCGGATCTGTTCGAAGTGTATGAGCAGGAGAACCTTGAGGATCATGTCAACTTTGCCGCCACTGCACGGGAGATCATGGGTCTGATCGCTGAGGGGTCAATTCACTAACTGGTACACTGGTCCTGGGAACGACCCTAAACTGCCCTACACTGATCAAGTCAACCAAACGACACCCGACCAATGCGTTACAACCCTTCCACCGACCGCGCCCGCTTCACCATCGATGAGATCGCTGATCAGTGCCGCAACGCCATCCTGAAAGCGGATGCCTGCCGCGCCATTGACGCCGCCTACGATGAGATCCTGGAATTTGCCCGCTGGGAGGATGATGTCCTGATCGCTGCCTGACCTGCTACAATACCAAAGCAACCAAGCAACCGAACCCATGAGAACCTGCATCCGTTACTTCGCCCCCTATGGTGGGGGTTGGCGCGAACAGTGGTTCCCCACGCTGCAGGAGGCAGAGCGTATGATCGACTTCTACCTCTCCTGCGGCACCCGCGCCCACCTGGCGCCCTGATCTGATACAATGGGAACGGGAGCGCCCTTAAAGACTCCCAGCACACTCTATCCCCCATTTCAACCGATGACCGCTGACCTTGCTGCTTCCCTGCTGAACCGCGCTTCCAACGGTGCCGAACTCCTGGAGATCCTGGAATCGATCACCGATCAGGTGGAGCAGGATAACATCGCTGACGCCGCCGCCCACTTCGATTCGATCCAATTCTAAAACCGTCCGCCCCCTGCCCGATTCGTCGGGTGGGGGGTCTACACTATGGGAACCAAAGCAAACGACCCCATGATCCTCTCCCAAGCATCCCGCCTCTCTGATCGTGCCGCCATATGGGTCGCCCGTAAAAACAACGACGAATCCTTTACCCGTATCACCCCCGCCTCTGGAGTGCCCGCTACTGTATGGGCGGCACAGTTCGCTGAGGTCCACGCCGACGACGTGAAACCCGTTACCTTCGGGTGAGGGGTCACCCCCCCTCCCCGCGCTACAATCGATTCATCCCATCCGCCCCGTGTCGATCACGGGTCACCCTATGTCCTCCCCCGTCCGCATTAAAGACGCTCACCGCTCACTCCACCGCGTCGGTGCTATTGCTCGTGAGGGCAGCAAGCATCGTATTTACACTCATCCCTCCCGCCCTGATCTGATGCTGACCCTGCCCCATCATGGTTCAGGTGGTCGCCCCACTCTGTCCCCTGGTTTGTCGGTGTCCTTTAGAAAGTTCGTGGCGGCTGTTGAGGCGGTTCGTTCGTGAAGGGCAGCAGGCAGTGTATGGTATAACGTTATCGTTATGCCCGCCCGCCGTGCCCCCTTATATAAAAATCGATAACTACCCTAACCTACAACGGACCAAAAGAGCGAGAGAGATATAAAAAGATCAAAAAAAATTTTTGGTAGAAAAAACCGAAAAGGGGGGTTTTTATAAAGAGCATATATAGAGGGAAATAAACTGAGATTTTCTCATAAAATTTTTTCCGTATAATTTCCGACGAGGGTATGAAGACAGTATATTGTGTATATGCAAGGGGCAGGTGTATTTTTGAAAATTTATCAGAAGATGATTTTCAGCAAGTATGGACAGGTCTAAATCAACTGGTCTCGATATATTCGGATTTCGAACGAGAGGATCTGAGTTTTACACAAACAAAGGTTGAATAATTGACTTATTCAATGCAATAGACTAAAATTGATCTGAGGTTACTTAAACTTATGGCAAAAGGATTTACTGTTAAAACTGTTGCACCAAAACCCAAAGCCGCTGGCGAAGAATGGGATTATGATGCGATTAAAAAAAGAATGCAAGGTAAGAACATTGTTTTCTGCCTACCTGGGAGGGGATGCTCATTTCTCTTCCTGAAAAATTTCGTACAACTTTGTTTCGATCTTGTCCAGAACGGAATGAGTATTCAAATTTCCCAAGATTACTCATCGATGGTCAACTTTGCCCGTTGCAAGTGTCTCGGAGCAAACGTTCTACGTGGACCGAAGCAAATTCCCTGGGACGGGAAGCTTCCTTATGATTACCAACTGTGGATTGATAGTGATATCGTATTCACCACTGAGAAGTTCTGGCAACTCTGCGATCTTGCCCTTCCAGAAGAAGGGGAAGAAAAGGAAATCACCGGCGGTTGGTATTGCACCGAAGATGGTACAACCACTTCCGTTGCTCACTGGCTGGAAGAAGATGATTTCCGCAAGAATGGTGGCGTCATGAATCATGAAACTATTGAGACCATGAGCAAGCGCCGCAAACCATTCACTGTCGATTACACAGGTTTCGGTTGGGTACTGATTAAGAATGGTGTCTTCGAAAATCTGGAATATCCTTGGTTTGCACCTAAGATGCAAATCTTCGAATCTGGTAAAGTACAAGACATGTGTGGCGAGGATGTCTCATTCTGTCTAGATGCAAAGGATGCAGGTTTTGAAATCTGGTGCGATCCTCGTATTCGCGTCGGTCACGAAAAAACTCGTATTATCTGATGAAATACAATATTCTTTATAACGGTCGTAAAATCTATCAAAGCCTCTCATATGAAGAGTGCTTTGAGATACTACAAGACTTTTCTGAAGAGTATTATGAACAAGATTCTGATATTGATGTGAATTTAATTGAATTGGAGGAAATCTATGGCGAAAAGACCATCACTGAGCGGTAAGATTGTAATTGAGTCGAAACCAAAAAGAACTCGACAAGGACAAGGTAAACATACTAAATATTCAGCAAGCAGCCGTAATGGCGCTGGAAAACGTTATCGAGGTCAAGGTAAATGAGCGAATTCGCATGGGTCGCTGGACAAGTTAATGGGGGTAATCCTATTAATACATCATATTATGATAGTCCTGATATGCCTGTAACAGTAGTACAAGAAGACGTTGTACAAACGGATTCAACTCCTACTGAAGAAGTTCCAGCATAATAATCGTCAAGGACGCTTCGGCGTCCTTTTTTATTAGCCGGATATCTCTCTATGTACCACCTAGATTCTAAAGAAGAATGGGAGGCAATCCATCCAAAAGATTTGTGGGTTTATAATAAATTGTTCTTGAGTCGTCGTCTTGGATATCTTTGTGGACCTCCAGGAGTTCCTGTACCAAAACCAGGATATTATATTGTTCGACCATCCTTTAATTTATTAGGAATGAGTCGATTTGCTCGTATAGAATGGATAGAAAACTATACAGATCACTTACATCCTGCTGAATTTTGGTGTGAAATCTTTGAAGGAGAACATGTTAGTGTTGATTTTAGGAATTTCTCTCAAGTTCTTACTGTGAAAGGTGAAAGAGATCCGGAAAATCCTCTATATAAATGGAAAAGGTGGTCCAAAATTGAATCTAAAATCGGATTTCCTCCGATTTTGGAAGAATTAACAGGAAATTATGAATGGATTAACTGCGAATTTATTGGGCACAGACTTATAGAAGCTCATTTTCGACAAAATCCAGATTTCAGATATAATAATAACGTTGCTATTCCAGTTTGGAATGATCAAGATGAAGGAAATTTTAATAATTACGAGTTTGTAGAAGATAAAGACTATTTAAGAAAGGGATTTTTAATTGAAAAACGGGATAGAACCCCGTAAAAAGTTCTGATTTTTCAAATCAGGAGAAAAAATGAATCCATCCAACCAAAGTCAAATGTTAAGGGAGATCTCTCACGACGATTTAACCCCCAAAAGGCATAATTTTGAGATTCAAAATGAAATTCATGAAAAAATTAGAAATGATGAAGATTATGATGATTGGGAGTATGGAACGGAACCAACTTATCGGTCAAAAATCCTAAAAGAATAGTAATAAATAAGATAGAATTGTACTATTAAATGCCAGTAGAGAGAGTCAGTAAGGCTTTTAGAGATACTAGTTTATCTTTTCAGGTTAATCCCCTGAATAAGGACCTTATTGCCCTCAGAAATGAAACTGCAATATCTAGATCCGTCAGAAATTTAGTATTAACGAACCGAGGTGAAAGATTTTTTGATCCATTTTACGGATCTAGAATTAAAAAACTACTGTTTGAAAATCTGGATGAAATTACAGCAAAATATCTACAGGAAGAAATTGAATTTGTTATAAAAAATTATGAACCTAGAGTATCTTTGAATTTTGTCGAAGTAACTCCAGACTACGATAATAATCAGTTTGATGTGTTGATCGATTATAGAATTGTCGGGATTGATGTAACACCACAAGAATTATCATTTGCTTTACTACCTACAAGATAAATGCCCCTAGTAAATTTTACAAATTTAGACTTCGATCAAATTAAAGTCACGCTCATAGAGTATCTAAGAGCGAATTCAAACTTTACTGACTACGATTTCGACGGATCTAATTTGTCGGCAATTGTAGAACTATTAGCATATAACACTTATATTAATGCTTACAATGCTAATATGATTAGCAATGAGGTATTCATTGATAGTGCTACTCTGAGAGAAAATATTGTAGCACTGGCGAGAAATATTGGATATATTCCAAGATCAAGAAAAGCTTCTAAAGCAACAATAACTTTTAGCGTAGATACTAGTAATATTGGTCTTACAGAATCTCCTGTTACTTTAACTCTAAAGAAAGGAATAGTATTTACATCAGAAAATGTTTTTGGTGATAATTATGTGTTTTCTATTCCAAATGATATCACTGTTCCAGTAGTTTCTAATATTGCAAACTTTGATGGCGTTGAAATATATGAAGGAACTTATATCAATGCAAATTTCATATATCAAGTCAATAATCCAAATCAAAGATTTATTTTAAATAATGCAAATGTTGATACATCTTTAATCGACATTATAGTTAGAGATAGTGAGCAGAGCACTATATCCAGAAAATTTAATATTGTAGATAATTTATTTGGAATAACTTCAACATCAAGAGTATGTTTTATTCAAGAGATTGAAGATCAAAGATATGAGTTAATCTTTGGAGACGGTAAATTTGGTAGAAGTTTAGAAAACAATAATTATATTAACGTAGCATATATTGTTACTAACGGCCCATCTGGAAATAATATATCATCTTTTAATTATAATGGTAGATTGCTTGATAATAATGATAATATCATTACCTCAGGTATTTCTGCAATTCAAACAAATACCCCTTCTCAAGGAGGTGCTGAAATTGAATCCGTATCTTCAATAAGAAAATATGCTCCTAGGATTTATTCAGCACAAAACCGTGCAGTAACTGCAGCGGACTATGAGGCAATTATTCCAAGAATTTATAAAGATACTGAGTCTGTCTCTACTTTTGGGGGAGAAGAATTAGATCCACCTCAATATGGAAGAGTATATTTGGTAATCAAACCAAAATCTGGAAGTTATTTGCCAAATAGTATAAAAGAAAATTTAAAAAGAGACTTAAAAAAATATAGTGTTGCCGGAATTATCCCAGAAATAATTGATCTAAAGTATCTTTACATTGAGATTAATTCGACAATCAACTACGATTCAAATTCCGCACCAAGCGCAAACTATGTATCTTCTTTGGTTCAAAATAATGTTAACAGTTATGCACAATCTTCTGAATTAAACAAATATGGCGCTAAATTTAAATATAGTAAGTTTTTAAAAATAATTGACGAAAGTCACGAGTCAATTACATCAAACATTACAAGAGTACAAATGAGAAGGGATTTAAGACCTATTTTAAATTCCTTTGGTGAATATGAAATTTGTTATGGTAATGAATTTTATGTTAAAGATTCTTGCAAAGGATTTAACATAAAGAGTTCTGGTTTTAAAGTTTCTGGAATATCAGGAACTGTTTATTTAACTGATCTACCAAGATCTGGTGGGAAAACTGGAACAATATTCTTATTCAGAAAAACTTCTTCTAATAACTATGTTGTTCTGAGAAAATCTATTGGAAGTGTTAATTATGTAAAAGGAGAAATAAAACTAAAACCAATCAATTTTATTTCAACAAGTAAATTTAAGGGGGCACCAATTATTGAACTTTCCGTAGCTCCAAAATCAAATGATATTATCGGAAAACAGGATCTTTATCTTCAACTAGATATTAATAGCAGTAAATTTAATTTAATTCCTGATGATATATCATCAGGATCAGATCCGTCAGGATCAAGTTTTTATAGAAAAAATTCTAACTTACTTTCAAGTTATTCAACTGGGGAATTAACGAGATAATAATATGGTCAAGTCAAGAGTAAAAATTGCAACTATTCTAGAAAGTCAACTTCCAGAATTCATTAGGGAAGAATATCCACTTGCATCTGAGTTTTTATCTCAGTATTATACGGCTGTAGAGCATCAGGGCGCTCCTCTTGACTTATTAAGCAATATTGACCAATACATAAAGTTGGACAATGTTACAGGACTAGCAAAAACAACTTCCTTAACATCTTCTATTGAGTTTTATGATAAAACCATAAAGGTAGACTCGACGGAAGGATTCTCAAAACAACATGGATTACTCCAAATCGGAGAAGAAATAATTACATATACGGGGATAACAACTAACAGTTTTACTGGTTGTATTAGGGGTTTTGTAGGTATAACTTCTTTCAGAAACTCTTTAAAGCCTGAAGATTTAGTTTTTTCGGAGACTAATGCTACAGGACATAATAGCAATAGTGTAGTTAGAAATTTAAATACTCTCTTTTTAGAAGAATTTTTACTCAAACTAAAAAGACAATTTGCTCCTGGATTTGATGGTAGGACTCTAGTATCAAATTTAAATGAAAATATTTTTGTAAAGCAAGCAAGAGATTTTTATTCATCTAAAGGAACAGACGAATCTTTTAAAATTCTATTTAAAGCTCTTTATGGAGAAGAGATTGAAATCGTAAAACCAAGAGATTACTTATTCCAAGCATCAGATGCTAGGTTTAAAAGTACGAAAGATTTGGTCGTTGAAGCAATTGTGGGGGATCCAAGAGACTTAGTTAATAAAACTTTAACTCAGGAAGAAACTGATTATTCAACTAAAGCTTATGGATCTGTAGTAGATGTTGAAAGATTATTTAAGAACAATAGAGAATACTATAAAATAAAATTAGACTATGAATATGATAAAGATATTGCTTTATCTGGATCAATTTTTGGAACTTTTACAATTCACCCAAAAACAAAAATCGTTAACACCGAGGATATTGAGTCTGGTGCAACAACAATTTCAGTTGATTCTACTGTAGGATTTCCAAACTCTGGAGAACTGCTTTTAAAAATATTTTTATATGACGACAATCAACTTGCAAGTATCGTTGAGATTCCACTTACATATACTGGAAAAACAATTAATCAATTTTTAGGATGTCAGGGTCTTCCCGAAATTTTAACAAAAAACAAATATGAACTAAGAATTAATGATTATGCCTATGGATTATCAGATAATGGGGATCAAATTAGGGTAAGAGTGTCTGGTGTTTTATCAGATTTGGACATACAAACAAATACATATTTGTGCGAATCCGGAGATGATATTAATATCATCTCTTTAGGTAAAGAAGGGACAACTTCTAGAGAAAATAATTGGGTTTATAATATTCCAGTTACATATGCAGTTAAATCTATTGTCGTTACTTCTTCAGATCCAACCTACAGAATAACCACCTTTGATGACCACACAATTTCAAGATTTGATAGCGTTATCTTAGAATCTGCAGACGGTGTTAAAAAAATTGCAAAAGTATTAAAAGTTAGTAAAGATAATAGTTTTATTATTGGTGAACAAGGAACTTTAAATTTAAATACTTCTTATATTGTAACAAGAAGAATTGCAAAGGTAAATACTTTAAACTCACCAGAATCTAACGTTTATAATGCAAATATACAAAATGTTTATTTTGGAGATGATGCTGAAATTTATGTTGCTTCAACATCTTTACCAAACTATCAAGAAGGTGTAGATGTACGAGATTTATCTAAGACTTTTAATGGTTCTTTTAGAAGCACTGAACTAATAGAAATCGGACCTAACAGTTTCTATACGGGAGATTCTGTAGTATACAGACCAGGACCAGAAGGTAATAGGTTAGATCTTGCTGAAGGAGTTTATTTTGTTAAAAAAGTTGATGATAAAAATATTAAATTATCTAGAAGTAGATCAAATATTTACACTGAATCATTTGTCAAAGTTTCCGGAAATCTAACTGGAAATCAAAATAAATTTGAGTATTTTGATTTTTCATATCAAAAATTAGAATCTCAAAATATTATTAGAAAAATTGGTAATATAGTAAATGACTCAAAGACTCATAAAACTGAATCTGGATTTGTTGGTATTTTAAAAAATGGTGTAGAAATTCTTAACTATAAGTCTAAAGACTCAATTTTTTATGGACCAATTGAATCTATTGAGGTTCTTTCCGATGGTTCTGGATATGATGTTATAAATCCACCAATATTACAAATTTCGGATCCAACAGGAACTGGGTGTACTGGATATTGTGCTGTAACTGGTCAACTAGAAAGAGTTGATATTTTAGATAGAGGATTTGATTACTTAGAAAATCCAACTATTACAATCTCGGGTGGAGATGGATCTGGTGCAAGAATAAGTGCTAATTTAATATCAATAGATCATGAGGTTGTTTTTAATGCAACAGAAAAAGGCGGATTAATTGACGTTGCAAATAGTATTATTGGATTTTCCACTGATCATAAATTTAGAAATGGAGAAAAAGTATTTTATTACACAAATAACCAAAGGTCCATTGCCGGATTAACTACAGATGCTTCATATTACGTATCTATTGTTGATCCCAAAAAAGTTAGACTTTATAAAGAAAAAAATGATGCTGTTTTAAGCAATAGTAATTATGTAGGTATAGGTACTACTTTAGGTATTGGAAATCATGTATTAAAATCTTTAATAAAGAAAAAAATAATAGGATCAGTTAATATCATTTCACCAGGAAGTGGATATAAAAATAATAAAACTGCAGTAGATACTGCAGATACTCGTAATTTTAATGATATCATAGTTTCTTTAGACACACTCAAAATAAGAAATCATGGATACTCTAGTGGCGACATTATTGTTTACGATCCTCCATCTCAACCAATAGGGGGGTTAGGTGCTACTTCATATTATGTAACAAAAGTAGACTCAAATAATTTTAAACTTTCTCAAATTGGATCACCTGGGCAAGAAAATTCTTTTTACAAAACAAAACAGTATGTTAATCTAACTTCAAAAGGTGTCGGTATACATACGTTTAATTATCAACCAATTGCTATAAAAATATCTGGTAGATTAGGGATTGGTACAACTGGAAATGATAATTATCAAGCTGTTTTAAGACCTGTTTTTAGAGGATCAATTACTTCGGTTAATGTAGTTGATGTTGGATCCGGGTATGGATCTCCAGATATTATTAATTTCAACAAACAACCAATTTTTGACCTAATTAGAGGTTCTTCTGCACAGTTAGTTCCAATTGTATCTGGTGGAATAATAAAAGATGTATTGATAAACTATTCTGGATCTAATTATAATTCTACTCCAAATATTATTATAGAGGGAAGTGGTAGTGGTGCTATTCTAGTACCAATAATTCAAGATGGAATACTAGTTGATATTAAAGTTATTAATGGTGGATATGGATATTCGCAAAAAGATACCAAAGTAATTGCAATTGAATCTGGTTTTGAAGCTGAATTTGCTGCTAAGATTAAACAATGGAATATTAATACTTTTGAAAGACTTTCAAGAACTAATGAATTAACACTAGATGATGGTGTAATTTCAAACGGATTAAATCCAAACTATGGATTGCAATATTCGCATGTATATATCCCAAGGGCACTCAGAAGGATTTTAAATGCAGTCACAGTAAATGAAGATGGTAATAATACATATAGACCAGATATTGAATCTGACACAGATCCAGTTTTAAGATATCATTCTCCAATTATTGGATGGGCTTATGATGGAAATCCAATTTATGGTCCATATGGATATTCAGCTATTGCTGGCGGACCTGTAGTTAGAATGAAATCTGGATACATTTTAGATTTGGATCCAGATAGACCATCAAATTTCCCAGCAGGATTTTTTGTAGAGGACTATGTTTATAATGCAACTAACGGAAATAATGAACAATACTTAGATCAACATAATGGTAGATATTGTGCTACACCAGATTTTCCAAACGGAACATATGCTTATTTTGCTACAATTTCTGATGAAAGCATTGAAACTGATGGACCCTTCAGAAACCAAAGAAAACCTATCTTTCCATACTTAGTTGGAGATTCATATAAGTCAAAACCAGATCTATTTAATTTTAAAAAAGAGTCAAATCAAAATGATTTAGATCTTAATGATACTAACTGGACTAGAAACACATATGCATATAATTTTGCAAAATCAAGAACATTCTATAATTTCTTAGAAAATCCATTAAGTGATGGAAACTTTATCAATGCTGAAGTTAAAAGTATAGGAAGAGGGTTTGTATCTGGACTAGAAATAGTAAATGCTGGTAAGAACTACCAACCAAGAGATCAGATAGTATTCAATAATGAGAATACCTTTGGTTCTAACGCTTTTGCAAAAGTCGAGTCTGTATTTGGAGTAGGAATTTCTACAATTAGCACAGCTTCAACAACTATTAATAATGTAGAATTTGTTGCCTATGGAAACAAAGGCAATTTTATTGCAATCAGTTCTATTCCGCATGGTTATATAAACAGAGAATATGTGACTATAAGTGGATTAAGCACAGATGGGACTGAGATAAAAGGATTCTATACTGCAAAGGTAGATACAACATATTACTCATTAAAAGTTGGAATAGAAACTTCAACAACAACAGGTATTGTTACTTATATCAGTATTGCCGGTCCATTAGATTATCCATATATTGAAGAAAATGATATTCTTGAGATAGAAGATGAACTCGTAAAAGTATTGAATATTGATCCAGGAAGTTCAAGAGTAAGAGTTTTGAGAAGATATGATAATTCTGTTGGAGTAGCTCATTCAGCTTCATTGAATTTTTCAGATAGACCAAGAAGATTCGTTATTAATTCTGGATTTACTACTACATTTGAATATGTAAGAAATAGACAGTTTTACTTTGATCCAAGAGAGTCCGTTGGATTGGGGACAACATCTGGAGTTGGAATATCATCGGCACTATTTTTTGGATTAGATAATTTAAATGTTCCAGTAGGAATTGCGACTAGTTCATCCACCATTCTTTATTTTAAGAATGATTTTGATATCTATAAGTTTAACGCCGGTGGATATATTGAAATAACAAATAGTAAGACTTCAACGGGTATTGCAAGTACAGCGTTTCATAAACAACATTTAAAGATAACTTCTATAGGATCTACATCAATAACAGTTAATTTTAACTCAACGACTCTTCAGGGGGTTGGTGTAACTGCTTATATTGGAAAAGAAAAATCGATAGAAATTCCAACAAAATCGATTTATATTCCAAATCATAATTTAAAAACCGGAACTAGACTTGAGTATAGTTCTAATGGAGGATCTTCCCTAACAGTTTCTATCAATGGGACATCTACATCTTTAACAAACTTCCCATCACTTTATGCTATAAAAGTTGATAATGATACAATAGGAATTTCTACAGTAAGAGTTGGTTATGGTTCAACTGGAATTATATCTGGTATAGGATCTACATCAACAACGACACCTCAAATATCTTTTATAGGATTTGGTACTGGAGTATATCATAGTTTCAAAACAAAATATGATAACATTGTTTTAGGTGACTCTACAATTAATAGAGTAACAGTTTCTACCGGAGAAACGCATGGATTGCAAGTAGGAAACTATATTAATATGAATGTAGTTTCTACGGCAACCACTGTAATTACAGTACAATATAATGATGAAAATAGAAGAATTGTATTAAATCCAAAATCTTTTGTTGCTGCAAATATCAATACCCAGGAAAGTTCTATTCAAATTAATGATCATGGACTTTATGACGGGCAAAAAGTAATTTATACACCTTCCAACCCATTAACACCAATTGGTGGACTAACAAACAATGGAATATATTATATAATTTCAATCAATAATAACAATTTTAAACTTGCTTCAAGTAAGAGTGATGCTCTTAAAAAAATACCATTATACATTAATTTAACCTCATCTTCGGATGGAACAATATATCAAATCAATCCAAGAATAAGAGTACAAAAAAATCAGAAAATAGAGTTTGATTTATCAAGTTCCACTCTTTCATATAATTTTAAATCTGCGTTTAATTTCTCATTATACAAAGATAAGAATTTCAAACATATTTTCAAATCCGATGAAAAAGATACTGTATTTGAAGTATCTTATTCGGGAATAATTGGAATTAGTCCAACAGCTAAAGCATCTTTAATAATAACTAATAATTTACCAAGAAAATTATATTACAATTTAAATCCCATTGATATTGCAACTTTATCTGACGTTAAAAAGGAAATCATTATTGACAGTGAAGTTGAAGATAGAAATGCTATTGAAATTGTAAGTAGTAAGTATAATGGAGAATATCCTGTAATTGGAGTAACGACTAATAAATTCGTATATCCAATCCCAGAAAAACCAGAAAAGATGGGATATTTGAATTTAATTGATTGCGAATCAAAATATTCAACCAAATCTACAAATGTCTATGGACCAATAGCAACGATCAATATTAATAGCAAGGGACAGGGATATAAGTATATTCCAGGTGTATCGTCTATAATTTCTGATTATGGCTCTCAAGCTGTTTTGAGAGTAAAAACAAATAATATTGGAAGAGTTAAAACTGTTAAAATCAATAATATTGGATTTGATTATCCTTCAGATAAAACTTTAGGACCAACTGCAAAACTACCTCAAATATTAAAAGTAGGAGTTCTTTCAATAATTGATAGAATAGGAATTAGTTCTGGTGGAAAAAATTATATTAAAAATCCAAAATTAATTGTTCTTGATGGTTTAACATTAAAACCAGTAAAAGATATTGACTTGAGTTATAAAGTTGGAAGTCCGACTGTAAAAATTATAAAAAATACAGATGGTATTAATAATGTAACGCCATTAATTATTCCAACAAAAAATCCAAATGGCGTAAAAATTAATTACATCACTTTTGATTCCCCAACTGGAATAGCAACTGCAGGTATTGCTGTAAGTTATAGTGATGCAAAAGATTTTCCATTTAATGTTGGAGATAGGATTTTAATTGAAAATACTCAAGTTATTTCTAAATCAGGAAAAGGATTTAATTCCAAAGACTATAATTATCGCTTATTTAATATCGTAAGCACAGATCCAAATATAGGTGGTGAAAATGGATCTATAACTTATGATATGAGTTCTATTTTGCAGGATGGTTATTTGCCCGGAACATATGATACTATAAACTCGATAGGTACAATAGTTCCTGAAAAATATTTCCCCAAATTTAAAATTACTTTAAAACAGAAAGATTTTAGAACTGGAGAGACTATTAAATTTGGTTCCAAAACAGCAAAAGTTGAAAGATGGGATGATCAGAATAATTATTTAAAAATTTCTGGAAATCAAAGTTTTTCCACTGGAGACTTAATTTTTGGAAGATCGAGTAGAACAAAAGCTATTGTAGAAGACGTAATTTCTTTTGACTCCCAATATAATATTGATTCGTATAGTATATCTCCAGCTGGATTCTTTAGAGAAACAGGATTTTTAAATGACAACTTACAAAGATTACATGATAATGATTATTATCAGTATTTTTCATATGCAATAAGTTCCAAAATTCCAATGGATGTGTGGGAAGAACCAGTATCAACTTTAAACCACACATCAGGATTCAAAAAATTTAGTGATTTAAAAGTTGAATCATACGATTCAACTTATGCTGGAATAACAACATCTCAGGATGAAGGATCTTTCTTTGGAATAAATGATATAACAAGAACAGTTAATATCAATTGTATTAATGATTTTGATCTTGCTTCAGAAAATTCAATTTTAATAGACAGTGAATTAGTTTCAAATCAAATTATTTTTGCAACTAGAATTATTCAAGATTATTCAGAGGCTCTGACTAATAGAGTTTTGGTTATAGACGATATAAGCAACCAATTTACATCAGAAAATGAAGATATCACTTATTCTGTAGCAGATACAGTTGCTGATATTTTTGATTTTACAAGTAAAGTATCTCAAAAATATCTAACTTTTGTAAAGGATAAAAGATTTGTTGAAAAGAGGCAACTATCAAATGTAACATTGATTCAAGATAATTTAAGTGGTTATATTAACGAATATGGTAAAGTTTATACTGACGAAGATCTTGGATCATTTGATATTAACACATATTACAATACTTCAGATATCGTATTTGTTCCAAATGAGTCCAAAGAAAACTCATATTCTGTAGATATACTTTCATTTAATCCAAGTTATACCGAATCAGTTTCTGGAATTTCTTCTTTAAATATTGGAAGTAAAGTAAATATCAAATCAAACAAACTTACATATAATGGTCTCGGAGAAAAGACGATAGTTGGAATTGCATCAACTTATCGTTCTGCAAAAATACTCGTTGAGATTGCAAATTCTAAAAATGAAATAGAATTTAATGAACTATCTTTAGTTCATAATGGATCTACAGTTTCACTTTTGGAGTATGGAAAACTAAACAATAGTAGATCATATAGCACTGGTATTGGAACTTATGGAGCTGAACTTGTTTCAAATAATATAAAAGTTAATTTTTATCCAAATTCAACCGGCATTGGTACAGTAAAAGTTTTATCAGTTTCAATTGCTAATACTTCCACTTCAGGCGTATCAACTTATAAGTTGAGTAATTCAATTTTAAATACTAATACGATTGGAATTGCTTCAACGTCATCGCCAGGAATTACTACTATAGCATCATACAATCATTTATATTATGGAGAAAACTACAGCGGATCATATTATATCTTAAGTGTTTCGGATAAAGTAAATAATAGACATCAAATTTCAGAAGTCGTTGTTATTGATGATGGTAGTGATGCTGTTTTTGTTGAATATGCAAACAATTCAACTTCTTCTGGACTAGGAACTGTTGGAGTTGGAGTTACTAACTCAACTACCAATTTGTATTACACGCCAATATCAAATACAGAACTACAAGTAACTGTATTCCAATCGGCTATTGGAGTTAAAAATGAAGTTATTACCACCCAAAAAATTGACTTTTCGCAAGGATCATTAAAAGTATTATCTAGTTCTTACACTGGAACTGAAATTCTTGACTTTAAATATGATTTATACCACAAAAATCTCCCAATTTTTGAGAGAGAGTTTGATGCTAGTGACTCATCTATCATTTCTATTAGCAACAATTCAATTAAATTGTTGAACCATTTCTTTGTTAGTGGAGAGGAGGTTAACTATAGTATTGCAGACCCAACAATTGAATCTCCAGTAGGCATTGCAACTACTTCTATTGTTGGAATTGGATCAACTAATAAATTACCTTCCACTCTTTATACTGTAAAAGTTAGCAATTCGGAAATAAAATTAGCAAGTTCAGCACAAAATGCTCTTGCAGATCCACCAGAATGTTTGATTATTACCTCTTTGGGTGTTGGTAAGAGACATAAACTAACAGCAAAAAATCAAATAAGTAAATCTTTAATTACTATCGACGGTATTATTCAATCTCCTATTGCAAATTCTTATATAAAAACTTCTTTAAGTACTTCTATTACTACTTATAGTAATGTGATTAAGGTCTCTGGTATTGGAAGTTTAGCTTCTGGAGATTTGATAAAAATTGATAATGAGATTATGAAGGTTAAGAATGTTGGTGCAGCAAATACAGTAACCGTATATAGAAGTAGATTAGGTACAGAATTATCTTCACACTCAATTGGAACTAGTGTTACTAAGTTATATGGTAACTATGATATTATTAACAATTCAATTTATTTCGTAGACCGACCATACGGAACGACTCCGGTTGGTTTACCAACAAGTAAACCAGATCAAAGAGATTATAGTGGAATTACAACTCAATCTTACTTTAGTGGAAGAGTATTTACTAGATCTGGAGTTCCCAATTCAAATCAGAAGGCATATTCTGATAATTTTGTATATGACGATATTTCAAATCAATTTAACGGATTTACAACTTCTTTTGCGTTAAAATCTAACGGCAGCAATCCAACTGGTATTCAAACATATAATCCAATTGTACTTATAAAAGGAGTTTTCCAAAATAATGAGAGATCGGGTACGGCAGTAGATGTAACTGGAAACTTTAAATTAGATGATTCTTCTGGAATTTCTACAATAACTTTCTTTGGATATTCCGGAATACAAACATCAGATATCAATGTTTCAAATATACCAATTGGTGGAGTTATTGTTTCAGTCGGATCTTCTCAAGGATTTGGTTATCAACCTTTAGTCGCTGCTGGTGCTACGGTCAGAGTATCATTAGCTGGAACAATTTCAGCAATTAGTATTGGAAACAGTGGGTCTGGATATAGAAGTGGTATTCAAACAGCAGTTACAATTTATGCAAGAAACTCTGGAAATATTAGTTATGGATCAACAATTATTGGATTTGGTACAGTATACCAAGGAAATATTGCAAATCCGGTTCTAACAAATTCTGGAATTGGATTTACAAATTATGTAACTACAAGAACATCATATGCATCAGCGTCGGTTTCTGCTGGAAGTACAATTGTTTATTCAGCAAACCTATCATTTGTTTCTGCAGGTGATTATGCATCAGTTGGATCTGCATTAACGAACGTTAAAATTGTTGGAATCAATACCGGATTCTTTACAATTGGATCTGCAAGTACATCAAGTGTTGGAATTAATACTTACGATGCAATCACATTTAAACAGTACTCACCACCAACAATTACTATAGATCGTCCAATTGGGTATATTAATATTCCATTAAAATATACAGCAGGAACAACTGGTTTGGGCACTGGCGCTTCAATAGATGTCGTAGTTGGACAAGGATCCAGTGTTATTGACTTTACAATAAAAAATTATGGATTTGGTTATAAACCAGGAGATATTCTAACGGCAGATACATCTTCTATTGGTATTCAGACTATAAGATCTTCTTCACAATTTAGAGAATTTTATCTTTTTGTTGAGAATGTGTATTTTAATGAATTTAGTGCTTGGTCATTTGGCGAACTTCAAATTATTGACGATATAGCGCCAAACTTTAATGGAAGGCGCAAAATATTCAATATAAGCATTGATGGAAAAATTACCTCTATTACAACCAAAAAAGGTTCAAATATTGATATTCAGTCAAACTTAATAATATTTGTAAATGATATATTACAAAATCCAGGAGAGTCTTATTTCTTCGATGGGGGAAGTACGATAGAATTTTCAGATCCTCCAAAAGGTCCAGATGCATCTGGGCAGGGTGGAGATACATGTAAGATTTTCTATTATAGAGGAACCAAAGATGTTGATGTAATTGATGCTGATATCTTAGAAACAGTAAAAATTGGAGATGACTTAACACTTACAAGTGATGATGAAAAATATCAGCAGGAGGAAAGATCCGTTATTTTAGTAGACTCTACAAGTAGTGTTATTACAAATGCTTATAGTGAAAATGGTGTTTCAGAAGATCCAAAATTAAAAAGACCTGTTATTTGGTGCAAACAAACTGAAGATAAAATTATTGAAGGAAAAGAAGTTGGTAAAGACAGAGTTTTATATGAAGCTCTTATTAATCCAGTCGCAACAGTTATAAGAAGTGTTGGAATTAACACAACACAAATATTTGTTGATAGTATCAAACCATTCTTTAATGATAAAAAAGAAAATATTGGTAATAAATTATCATCTAAGATTGAAATTTACAATAATATTGATAACTTTGTATCAGCTGCGGCAACATGTATAGTTTCTGCAGCAGGAACTATACAGTCATTAGTTCTTAATAGTGGAGGAAATGGGTATACGAATGCACCTACAATAACTTTTACCGAACCATATGGAATAGGTAACACTGGTAGAGCTTCAGCTACAGCATCAATAACATCTGGGGTTGTAACTAGTATAACAATTGATAATCCTGGAATTGGTTATTCATTAGGAAGACTTCAAAATGTTAGCATCAGTTCTACATTCTTTGGATCTGGATTCCCAGAAAAAACAGCAACTTATAGTAACTTAAGATTAAGTTCTTTAACTGGAGAGGGTAGAGATGCTACTGTAACATTGGGTGTAGTTAATGATAGAGTAAATCAAATCAATGTCTCTGAACAAGGAACTGGATATAAAGTTGGAGATTTACTAACTGTAACTTCAATTGATGCCGAAACTGAGGTTAAAAATCTAGATCTGGAAGTTATATTAAATGTAGTTTCTATCGAAAGTCCCACCGTTTTCATAGATCCACCAAATATTGAAAATGTTGAAAAAATTGATAATGTAACATATGAAGGTGATTTTGGAATAATAACTGGAATTAAAACAACTTCTATTGGAACTGATAAAGGATTAATATTTGATCTCTTTATTCCATATAATTCGACGATTAGAAATGCAAATGTAAATGTTGGACTAGGAACAACTGGATTTAGTGGAATTCAAACAGGATATTTCTTTGTCGCTTACAACACGAATGTGGGTAATGCAATTACTTCTTATGGTTTGAATGGATCTTCTGTCGGTGTTGGAACTACATTTATTGATAATATTTACCAGGCTGTATCAGTTTCATATGGTTCTACAAGTGCAATTGGAGTAGGACTAACAAACTTAGTATCTGTAACTGTAAAAGTTTCAAATAATAATATTACTGGACTTGGATATAGTTCCTATTATGGGAACTATAGTTGGGGCAAAATTACTACAACAGGAAAAAATACAAAGTCTTTCGTAGTACAAACAAATAATGGAATTACTGGATTATCTACCTGCCCTGTTGTTAGAAGAAGATATCCTTTAAAATATGAGTTATATGCACTATAAATAGGTAAAAAAGCTAAAAATGTCTGCAATTATAACTGACCAACTTAGAATTTTGAATGCTAAGAACTTTGTTACGGATATATCGTCTGGATCAAATTCTTATTATTCTTTTATTGGATTACCTAATGCTACCGAATTATCTGCTGGTTGGGAATCTGCCCCACCAGCACCTAAAGATAATTTTGATGAAGAAAATAATTATTGGGATACGATAATAGCTCTTAAAAAAATTGCTCCAGATAATGTTAGACAGGTTATTAGAAAAATAACTTGGGCATCTGGATCTGTTTATGATATGTACCGACATGATATTAGTAGAACTAGAATAGCAAAACCTTCCGGATCCACTAGTTTATACTCTTCAAACTTTTATGTAGTAAATAGCGATTATAGGGTTTATATCTGCCTACAAAATGGAACAGATCCGGAAAACCCAGAAGGAAAACCTTCTTTGGATGAACCAACATTTACAGATTTGGAACCAAAATCCGCAGGAACTAGTGGAGATGGTTATATATGGAAATATCTTTATACAATCAAACCAGGGGACTTGATTAAGTTTGATTCTACCAATTTTATGCCTGTCCCCAAAAACTGGTCTTCCAGTTCTGATGATGCTGCAGTTAGAGTAAATGCTTCGACAAGTGGACAATTAAAAATTGCAACAATTACAGATAGAGGAAGTGGAGTTGGTCCAGCAAACTCAATTTATACTAGAGTTCCAATTAAAGGTGATGGGACTGGAGCAGAAGCTACAGTAGTTATAAACAATGATTCTAAAGTAGAGTCTATCACAATCTCAAGAGGAGGAACTGGGTATACTTATGGTATAGTTGATCTTTCTAATGGAAATGTACCAGAAGCTACTATAACTCCAAAATTTAATGTAATTATTCCACCAAAAGGCGGACATGGATATGATATTTACAAAGAACTTGGAGCTCATAATGTTCTAATCTATTCGAGAATTGAAAATGATGACCAGAATCCTGATTTTATTACTGGAAATAAAATAGCTAGAGTTGGAATTGTAAGAAATCCACAATCATATTCTTCAACATCTATATTATCTTTTGATAAAGCAAGTGTAGTTGGTGCTCTGATTTTAAGAGGAACTGATGATTTCTTCGATTATCAAAATGCATCTTTTGCGTACAATTCGACAATTACTCAGAACTTGGGTACTGGAATAACTGCAACTGGAAGAGTGGTATCTTACGACCCCAGTACAGGAGTTTTAAAGTACTGGCAGGACAGAACAATAATTGGATTTAATACCGATGGTTCAGTAAATGAAAATGTATCATATGGATCAGAATTTAATCTGAATGAATTTAGCGTAACAAGTGGATCTTTGACTATTATTGGAGAAACTTCAACCTTAGCAATTAACACTGCATTTTCGGGTATAACAACGACTATAAATAGTAAAAAATATTATCTTGGACAGACCTTTGAAACGGGATTATCAAATCCCGAAGTTAAAAAATATTCTGGTGATATTATTTACGTGGATAATAGACCATCCATTACTAGGTCATTAAATCAAAAAGAAGATATTAAGGTTATTTTGCAATTCTAAAGAATTATGCCCCAGGAAACTAATCTCAACGTTACTCCATATTTTGACGATTACTTAGCACGTAATGGGGGTAAACAAAATAACTACTATAAGGTCCTCTTTAAGCCTGGTTATCCAGTACAAGCTAGAGAACTAACAACGCTACAATCTATTTTACAAAATCAAATAGAGCAGTTTGGCAATCACATCTTTAAGGAAGGTAGTGTAGTAATTCCAGGTCAAGTAAATTATCTTCCAAAATTTCCAGCTGTTGAAGTTGAGGCAGAATTTCTTGGTATACCTCTAAGAACTTATGCACAAAGTTTGATTGGAAAGGAAATTATCGGTGACGACTCTGACGTAAGAGCTAAAGTTATAGCAGTTAGAGATGTTGAAAATTCCCCAAGAAGATATTTTACTTTATATGTAAAGTATACTAGAACTGGTACTAATAATGCTTCGGTATTTGCTAATAACGAAACATTACTTTTGCCGAGTGGATTGGTTAAGGGCGCTCTCGTAATCCAACCAAATCAAGGATTTGCTATCACAGCATCTCAAAGAGCAACTTCAGTAGGAACTGCAGTTGCTCTTTCTGAGGGTGTTTATTTTGTTAGAGGAACTTTTGTTGATGTAGATGATCAATTAATTTTATTAGATCCATATTCTAACAAGCCAAATTACAAAGTTGGATTTGATGTTATTGAAGAGATTATTACTGTAGATGATGATCCAAAACTTGCGGATAATGCAAGAGGATTTAATAACTATGCAGCTCCAGGTGCAGATAGATTTAAAATAAGTCTAGTCCTCACAAAGAAAGATCTAGATGAAGAAAAAAATGAAAGTTTTATTCAACTTTTAGAGATTAGAGACGGAAAAGTATTTGGTGTAACTAAAAGAACTAATTATAGTTTAATTAGAGATGAATTAGCAAGAAGAACTTTTGACGAGTCTGGAGATTATTATGTAAAACCATTTGATATTGTAACAAGAGAATCTTTAGATGATTTAAAAGGGAATAATGGAATATTTAAAGAAGGAAGACTCACATACGAAGATAACAAACCAAGTGATGATCTTGGGATATATCAAATTTCTCCTGGAAAAGCATATGTAAAAGGATATGAAATTGAGACTATTAGTCCAACCTTATTGGATTTTCCAAAACCAAGAAAAACTAGAACTTTAAAAGATCAAAGTATAAATTACTTAACTGGTCCTGCTTTAAGACTTAATAATGTTAATTCAGCACCAGATATTGGTATTGCAACTTCATATACTTTATCCCTAAGAGACACTAGAGTTGGCGTAAATACGGAAGTTGGATCCGGAAAAGAAATTGGATTATCAAGGGTATATGATTTTGCTCTAGAGTCTGGATCTTATGATAATCTTTTACCGGATACAAATCAGTGGGATATTTCTTTATATGATACAAAATTATATACAGAATTGAATTTAAATAATGAAGTTACCCTTACATCTCCAGTTCATATACAAGGTAAGGCAAGTGGTGCAATAGGATTTCTGCGCTTTAATGTAACAAATTCTGGTGTTATTACTGCTTATGATACTAAAGGTAGATTTATTGCCGGCGAAGAATTAATTTATAATGGAATTGAATCCAATGGTATTACAACATCAGTTTTAGTATATGCACTTTCAGATGTAAAATCATTATATGGTGTCTCTGGTATTAATACCTTTACAGCAGACGCAAAACAAGAAGTAACTAGAAACTTTGGGCAGGTAACTATAAGTGCTGCTAGTGGAGGTATTAGTACAGTAACTTCCGCAAAGGTTACATTCCCAACAAAAATTGCAATTGATGATTTAGTTTCGTATACAAATCCAGGTTTTTCAGTACCAAGTTATGCTAAAGTAACCAACGTATATAAATCAGCACTAACAATACAAGCAGTAACCTCAGTTTCTGGTGTATGTACTGGAGGACTACCTGCAACCCAGATTACACCTTCTGATTTTAGTTTAATAAACACTAAACTTCTTTCTTCACCAGACAACACTCTTTTTACAAAACTTCCCAAGAATTTTGCATCTTCTGTAAATCTAAGCGAATCAAATTTAACAATAAGAAAGCAATTTACGGTATCTATTTCTGGAAATAAAACTGCACCAATTATTGCTGGAGAAAATGAAACTTTCTTATCATTTGATGAAGAAAGATATGTTTTAGTAAGATCTAATGGTAATGTAGAGTCTCTTTCTGCAGATAAATTAGTTTTTGCAAACGGTAGTAAGCAATTAGAAATCTTAGGATTAGGTAGTGGTACTGATACTGGAGCAAAATTAATTGCAACTTTAAGAAAAATAAACGTAAAAAATAAACTCAAGTTAAGGAGAAAAGTTAACTCAGTAATAATAGATAAATCTTCACTTGCACAATCTGGTATTGGACAATCAACTTTAAATGATGGATTAACATATGGAACTTACCCATATGGTACAAGAATTCAGGATAAAGAAATTTGTTTACAATATCCAGATATTGTACAATTACATGGAGTATATGAATCAACGAGTACAACTTCACCAGTTCTAACCAGAATTAGATTTTCAGCATTTGATGGACCATCCGCACAATCAGATGATCTAATAGTTGGTGAAGAGTGGGTTGGTTCCAAAAGTTCATCTATAGGACTAAATGTCGGTAGAATTGATGATGAAACTATAGAAGTAATACGAACAAATAGAAGAACACCTTTAGTTGGCGAAAAAATAAAATTCAAAGAATCTGGTGTAACAGCTATTGTTGAAGAAGTAAATATCGGAGACCCCAATATTACCTCACATTATACTTTAGATAATGGTCAAGAAGATACCATATATGACTATGGTAGAATTATTAGAAAGGCTCAGTTTTCTGCACCAACTAGAAAAATAAGAATAGTATTCGAATCTGCATATTATTCAGATTCTGATGATGGCGATATCACAACTGCTTCATCATATTCAAGATATGAATATGATGAAATTCCATTTAGCGATAGAAAAATAAAATGTTCTGATATTATCGATATACGTCCTAGAGTCCAGGTATATTCGCCAACATCTGGATCAAGATCTCCATTTGAGTTCCTTGGAAGATCTTTTGTAAGTGGATCAAATAATTCTTCTAAGAATATTCTTGTCTCTGACGAATCTATTTTACTAACGTACTCCCATTATCTTTCAAGAATAGATAGAATCTATCTTAGTAAGGATGGAGAATTTACTATAGTAAGAGGAACTCCTGCAGAGTTTCCTAAAGAACCTCTCCCATTAAATGATGCTTTAGAGGTTGCAAAAGTTACCTTACCACCATATCTTTCCAACGCGAATGACGCACAAATTAAACTAATATCTCATAAGAGATATAGAATGGAGGATATTGGAAAACTAGATAATAGAATTTCTAATCTTGAATACTATACAACACTATCTCTTTTAGAATCTCAAACACAAAACTTGTTTGTTCCCGACAGTAATGGTCTCAATAGATTCAAATCTGGATTTTTTGTAGATAATTTCTCTACGGCAAATCCTCAGGCTAAAACTGCAATTCCTAGAAATGCAATCGATACTAAAAAATCGGAACTTAGACCTTCTACATATACAACACAATTAGATCTTATACTTGGATCAAAGTCTTTAGTTGGTATTGGAAGTTCGGCAGATCCAACAGTAGATTCTAGATTTGTTAATGATATTATTGGAAGCAATATTAAAAAAACTGGACAACTAATAACTTTAAATTATAGCAATGTTAGATATTTAAGACAACCATATGCAACTAGAGCTATAAACGTAACTCCATATGCTGTTACAACTTATGAAGGAACAATCGAATTAGAACCTTCATCCGATATTTGGATTGATACAACCAGAATTGAAGCAAACACGATAACAATTGATACGTTTACCCCAGCTCTTGGAATTTTAAAAGAAGTTATACCAGGATTCGATCCACAAACAGGATTTGGTCCAACAACTTGGAATGCTTGGAATACTGTGTGGACTGGATCCACCACAACAATGAATGGGTTTATTCAAACAACCGTCGATACTGGAACTAGCACTAGAACTGGTACTAGATTGGAAGTTACTCCGGTAACAACAACTCAGTCTCTAGGAGATAAACTTGTTGATAGTGATGTAATCACCAATATGAGATCTAGAAACATTGAAGTTACTGGAAATAGATTTAAACCATTTACCCAATTATATGCGTTCTTTGATGGAACAGATGTTAATGCATTTGTATTTCCAAAATTAATTGAAATTAAAATGATTAAAGGTACATTCCAAGTTGGAGAAACCGTAACTGGTGACGATAAAACGAGGACAAATGGATCGGAAGTGCCTAAAATTAAATTTAGATTAGCAAAAGCAAATCACAAATATGGTGCATACAATAATCCAGAAGACATTTATGATGTAAATCCATATACTAGAGCAAATAGTCTCCCTGCAAATTATTCTTCAACTTCAACAATACTTAATGTAGATACTTACAATCTAACAGAAGGTGTTAAAGATGGATTTGATGGATATATTTCTAAAGGTATGCGCTTAAAAGGTGGTACTAGCGGATCTATTGCCGAAGTAACTGATGTTAGATTAGTTACCGATGATGTAGGAACTATTATAGCATCTTACTTTATTCCAGATCCAAATATAAGAACAAATCCAAAATTCAAAACTGGAATTAGAACTTTTAGATTAACAAACAGTTCAACCAATTCTACTGTTTCTGGTATCCTAGTCACTTCAGGTGAAGAGCAGTATTTTGCTCAAGGAACATTAAATACGGTACAAGAAACTATTCAATCGACTAGAAGTCCTAGATTCCAAACAAAAACATTAACAGAGCAAAAAGCTGCATCAAGAACAACTGTTGTTGATTTAACTCCACCACCACCTCCACGTCGACATGACCCATTAGCACAGTCATTCTATGTCGATGAACCAAGTGGAATCTTTGTAACTAAAATTGATCTATACTTCCAATCAAAAGATCCAACAGGAAGAATACCTTTAATATTCCAACTTCGCACAATGTCCTTGGGCACTCCAACGGAAGAAGTTTATCCATTTAGCGAACTTATTGTATTACCAAAGAATATTAAAACATCTCAAGATGGATCAGTAGCAACAACATTAACCTTCCCATCTCCTGTTTATTTAAAGGGTGAAAAAGAACATGCTATAGTAATGCTATCCGATTCAAATGATTATCAAGTCTGGTGTTCCAGAATTGGAGAAATTGATATTACTACACAATCAGGTCCAGAATCTCGTCAAGTTGTTGTAACTAAACAACCAGACTTAGGATCACTATTCAAATCTCAAAATGGATCAACTTGGGATCCAAGTCAATATGAAGATTTAAAATATAATCTGTATAGAGCAGAATTTGTAAATACTCAAACAGGAACTGTTAATTTCTTCAATCCAAATTTAACAACAAGAAACAAAAAAATTGCAAAATTACCTACTAACCCAATTCAATATATTTCAAGAAAAGCTAGAGTTTCTTTAGCATCATCCATTAATGATCCTGTATTACAAATTGGAAATACAATATATCAAAAAGGATCAAATGCTACAGGAAATTATGTTGGATCTGCAGGGTCTGCTAGTGGAACTTTAGGAATAACAAATTCCGGAATAGGTTATACTCCTTCAAATGGATCAAGTTTTACTTATAGTAATGTTTCCCTGGTTACAGTTACTGGATCTGGTAAAAATGCAACTGCTAACATAACTATAGGAGCAAATTCATCAACAAATGGAGTTGCTATTGCAGCAACTATATCTAGAGGTGGATCTGGATATGTAACTGGAGATGTTCTAACCGTATCATCTTTGGGTGATGATGGACTAGGTGAAAATATGAGATTAACTGTTAGAAATACTTCTGGTGGTAATCAGTTAATTATTGATAATATACAAGGAGATTTTATTACAGGAACTGGATCTACAATTAGTTTTGTAACCTCAGCCGGAATTAATACGGATCTAAACTACGCTGTAGGTGGTGGAGTAACAGTTTCAAGTATAGATCTTGCTAGCACATTTAATGATGGTTTACATTTTAAAGTTAACCACAGAAATCATGGTATGCATTCTAAGACCAATGATGTTGTTATTTCTGGTGTTGATCCAACAACAAAACCAACAAAATTAAATGCGAACTTGGGAGATACTGCAGAAAATATAGTTCTTGTTGATGCAAGTGAATTCTCTACTTTTGAAAATGTAGGAATTGCAACTACAAATAGGGGATATGCATTAATTGAAGATGAAATTATTTCTTATAGTGGAGTTTCTGGAAATACTCTAACTGGAATTACCAGAGGAATTGATAATACCAAAGTATTCGCATATAAGAATGGAACAGATGTTTACAAATACGAGACTCGTGGTATTTCTCTAAGGAGAATTAACAAAACTCATACTTTACAAGATGCAACAGTATCAGAAGCAATTGGATTAGATTACTATTGGCTTAGATTGAATATGGATGGGGTTGATATTGGACAAACTGATGAAATTCCAGATAGAAATACGTCAACAAGTTTCCCCAAACTTTATATTAATGAATCTAAAACCGCAGGTGGGTCTGATGTATATGCTACTCAAAATATACAATTTGATATGCTGCATCCACAGGTACAGACATTAGTTCTTCCTGGAACAAAAATAGATTCTACAGCTAGAACTATTAGTGGTACAAGTGTTAATAACAACACAGAGATTTCTTTCTTAGATAAAGGATTTGAATCTGTTTCTTTGAATGCAGATAACTTCTTATCATCACCAAGACTAATTTGTTCCCAAATTAATGAAAAGAATAAGTTATCAGCTCTTCCAATTAACAAATCTTTTGAATTATCTTTGGTACTTTCTTCAACTAAGTCATATGTTTCGCCAGTAATTGATTTACATAGACTTGGTATTATTCTTTCCTCAAATAGAGTTAATAGCGTAATAACAAATTACATCTCAGATAATAGGACTTCAACTTTAGATGGGGATCCGACAGCATTTACTTATGCAACTGCACCAATAACATTAGAACTTGCGGCTACCTCAATAAAATGCCTGTTCACTGCATATGTAAATAATGATGCTGAGATTAGAGCACTATATTCTATAGGTAAAAATGCAAAAGATCTGCAAATTTACAACTTATTCCCAGGTTATAATAATTTAGATACTAACGGTGATATTATCAACCCTGAGAGAAATAGTGGTTTACCAAATAAAAAAGTTCAAAAATCTACAGAATTTTCTGGAGATAGTAACAAACTTACCTTCAGAGAATATGAATTTTCTATAGATAAATTACCTCCATTTAGATATTATAGTATCAAACTATTAGGGACATCCACAAACTCAGCACATCCACCTCTCATAAGAGATTTTAGAATCATTGTATTGGCTTAAGATGGAACATTATAAAGTAGAAGGGTATTCAAATTTACTAAGAGATTCTGAAGTTGGTGCTATAATTAACACCAACGACGTTGAATATGAACAGTATTTAGCTACAAGATCATTAAAAGAACTTGAATCAGAAAAAATCAATTCTCTAGAGACTGAAGTTAAAGATATTAAAAATGATCTCAATGAAATAAAATATTTACTTAGGAGTTTAGTTAAATGAAACCATCTGATATTGAATTAGAAAGTTTTAGTAAATCTTTTGAATATGAAAAACTTTCTAGAGACATAGATAGTATTAATGATATTGAAACTTTGAGAACTCTTGCAAAGTCTTATATTAAATTATATTTTAAACAACAAGAAGTAGTAGCAAGTTTCCGATAATGTCCCAACCATCTACTAGGCAACAATTAGTCGATTATTGCAAAAGAAAACTGGGCGCTCCAGTTTTGGAAATAAATGTTGCTGATGAGCAAATTGATGATCTAGTAGATGATGCTATACAATTATTCCAAGAAAGGCATTTTGATGGGGTAGGGCAAGTATATTTAAAATATCAAATAACACAAAATGATATTGATAGGGGTAGAGCTCCTAGAAATGGTAATGTGGGCATTGCTACTACTTCAGCAACCGCCATAATAGGCGGATCTTCTGTAAATTTTAATTTTGCCGAAAATGGAAACTTTTTACAGATTCCACCAGATATAATTGGAATCAATAAAGTAATGCAATTTGATGGTACTAATAGAGTATCTTCTGGAATGTTTAGTATAAAATATCAGTTATTTTTAAATGATATTTACTATTGGGGATCTACTGAAATTCTAACATATTCCATGGTAAAAAGATACCTTGAAGATTTGGATTGGTTATTAACCAACCAAAAACAAATTAGATTTAATAAGAGAATGGATCGTCTTTATATGGACATTGATTGGTCCGCAGTTAACGTTGGTGATTATGTAATTATTGATTGTTATCGTGTACTAAATCCAAATGAATATTCTAGAGTATGGAATGATTCATTTTTAAAACCATATTTAACAGCACTGATCAAAAAACAATGGGGACAGAATTTAATCAAATTCCAAGGAGTAAAACTTCCAGGTGGCGTTGAATTAAATGGAAGACAAATTTATGATGATGCAATAAGAGAAATAGAAGAAATAATTAATAAAATGTCCAATACTTATGAATTACCACCTTTCGACATGATAGGATAAACATATGCTCAATCCATTTTTTCTCCAGGGGTCAAAAGGTGAGCAGAACCTTATTCAAGATTTAATCAATGAGCAACTAAAAATATATGGAGTTGAGGTTCATTATTTACCAAGAAGATTTTTAACTACTAAAACAGTTATAAGGGAAGTAATAGAATCTACTTTTAGGGATGCTTACCCAATAGAAGCCTACGTTGAAAATTACGAAGGATATGGTGGGCAAGGTACAATACTTTCAAAATTTGGAATACAAGATTTGGATGATTTAACTCTGGTAATTTCTAGAGAAAGGTATGAATCTTATATTTACCCATTAATACAATATCAAAACATACCAGATACTGAATTGATTTCTAGACCTAAAGAAGGAGATCTGATCTATTTTCCTTTAGGTGATAGACTCTTTGAAATCAAATTTGTAGAGCATGAGCAACCATTTTACCAACTAGGAAAAAACTATGTTTATGTTCTAAAGTGTGAATTGTTTAGGGCTTCAAATGAAGAAATTGATACTGATATTGATTATATTGATGATAATATTAAAGAAGATGGATATATTCAATCTTTAACCTTAGCTGGATCTGGAATAACTGCTACAGCATATGCTGGATTAGTTAATGGTGCGGTTTACAATGTATCTATTTTGAATAGAGGATCTGGATATTCATCACAACCTAGTATAGTTTTTGAAAAATCACCAGTATCTGGAGGAACTGCTATTGGTGTTGCAAATATGATTTCTGGATTGGTTGATTGCAATGGAACAACTTCGAAAAAAATTCAATCAATTACAATTACAAATCCAGGTTTTGGATATACAGTTGCACCTAAAGTCATTGCTTTAGGTGGTGGACAAGATGCATCTGGATTTATTGCAACTTGTTCTATTGGGAATGGTGTTGTCGGTGTTGTTACTATTTCAAATGGTGGAACCGGATATCTTGTGTCTTCACCCCCTGCGGTTGCTTTCACCACTGCCCCATATGGTGGAATAACAGCAACAGGAATAACAACTGTAAGCACTGCTTCAACAATTTCTGGTGTTCTCATGTCCAATCGTGGTGTTGGATATGCTTCAGCACCAACAGTAACAATAGGAAATCCAGTTCTTATTGGATCAGGAACTTATTTGTTCAATGAGTATGTAATTGGAGCAGTTAGCAGTACAACTGCAAGAGTATCTTCTTGGAATGGAGTAACTAGGATTCTTCAAATTTCAAAACCTGATGGACAATTTATCGAAGGAGAAACAATAACTGGACAAGAATCTGGAGCAGCATATAAACTATCTTACAAAACAGAATTTGATGTTACTGATAAGTACGCATCTAATGAGGAAATTGAAGTGGAATCTGATAATATTTTAGATTTTAGTGAGAGAAATCCTTTCGGAATGCCCTAAAGAGAAAAAAATTTGTTAAATAGTAAATAAGAAATATTGACGTATCATGTTTGAGTATTTTTATAACGAAATTTTTAGAAGAACCATTATAGGGTTTGGAACATTATTTAACAATATATCCATTAAAAAAACCGACGACAATGGTAATGTTGTTTCCGAGACTAAAGTCCCCTTAGCTTATGGTCCAACTCAAAAATTTCTGGCTAGACTAGAGCAATCTCCAAATTTAAACAAACCAGTTCAAATAACTCTTCCGAGGATGTCTTTTGAATTTGTTGGATTAAATTATGACACTAGCAGAAAACTGACTCAGACTCAAACATTTTTAACTTCATTAGCGACGGATAATACTCAACCAAGAAAGGCATATTTACCCGTTCCATATAATATGGATTTTGAATTGAGTATAATGACTACACTGAATGATGATATGCTTCAAATCATAGAACAGATATTACCGTATTTTCAACCATCATATAATTTAACTATTACTTTAGCTGGAGATATCGCAGAAAAAAGAGATATTCCAATTATTTTTAATAATATAACAATGCAAGATGATTATGAAGGTAATTTTGAAACTAGAAGAGCATTAATCTATACTTTAAGATTTACAGCAAAAACTTATCTTTTTGGTCCTATTGCATCTGCTGGTATCTCCAACGAGATCGTCAAAAAAGTTTCTATTGGTTTTGTCGAGGGTGGAAGAACAACATCACCAAGAAGAGATCTTACTTATGCAGTAGAACCACAAGCTACAAAAAATTATACGGGTAATGCTACTACCTTATTAACAGATAATGTAGAGTTGGAAACCAAAACTTTCTCAGTTGCTGATGCAACTTCTCTTATCAAAGACAGTATTATTACTGTCGATGATGAGACAATGAAAGTAGTATCAAAAACTGGAAATTCTATTACAGTTGAAAGAGGTTTATACGAGACTAAAATTACCGAACATGTATCTGGTGCTAACTTATATACTATAACTGAAGAAGATAATTCTCTAATTGAATTTGGAGATGATTTTGGATTTAATGGGTTGTTTTCATGAAAGTAATGAATAAAAATTTTGACGATTTAAATGAGACTTTTAATATTGATAGTTCTGCTATTACAGAATCAAAATTGGAAGAAGTTTCAATAGATTCTGCAACTGAAAAAAATTTGAATACAGATGATATTCAAAAAGATTACGAATATACTCGCGGAAATTTATACTCTTTGATTGAAAAAGGTCAAGAAGCTATAAATGGAATTCTAGAGCTTGCTCAAGAAAGTGAAATGCCTAGAGCATATGAAGTTGCAGGACAATTGATAAAAAGTGTTGCTGATGCAACAGATAAATTAATGGATTTGCAAAAGAAATTAAAAGATATTGATGAATCAAAATCATCTAGAGGTCCAACAACAGTAAATAATGCCCTTTTCGTCGGATCAACCACAGAATTAGCAAAGTTTTTAAAATCTCAAAATGAAAACGTTTAAAGAATTTCAAGAAGAGTGGAGTAATAAATATAAGAAGAGTATTAATTGCTCAAATCCTAAAGGATTTTCTCAACGCGCTCATTGTGCAGGTAGAAAGAAAAGAGTAAAAGGTGAACAGACTAAATCAAAACCAGTTAATTAAATAATGCCTAAGTTAAAGTCCCATAAAACAGCTGAACAAATTGCAAAGAAGCATCGCCTTGATGTTTCTTTCATACAAAAGCAACTTGATATGGGAGAACCTATTGAACATGAGCATACAAAAGATCATGAACTAGCAATGGATATTGCTCTACAACATCTTGATGAAATTCCAGATTATTATACTCGATTGAAAAAAATGGAAGCATCTGCTAAAAAAGAACATAAAAAATTTAAAGATGTTACTGAGGAAGGTCTTCGTGATTGGTTTGGAAAATCAAAATCAAAAGATGGAAAATCCGGTTGGGTAAATGTGGTAACTGGTGGAACATGTGCAAGTGATGAACCTGGAGAAGGAGTTCCAAAATGCGTATCTTCTTCTAAAAGAGCAAGCATGACTCCGGCAGAAAGACGTTCTGCATCAATAAGAAAAAAGGCAGCAGATTCTGGTCAACAAGAAAAATCAGGGTCTGCAAAACCAACATATGTTTCTACAGATTCACTTAAAAAGAAAATAAAAGAAGAAATGGAAGTACAAGAAGCAAAAGATAAACCGGGTGAAAGTAGTGGTAAAAAAGATGCTTGTTATCATAAGGTAAAGGCAAGATATGATGTTTGGCCAAGTGCATACGCATCTGGGGCACTAGTCAAGTGTCGTAAAAAAGGTGCCGCAAATTGGGGTACAAAATCAGAAGCAGTAGAAGAAGAAAGATATTGTCCTTTATGTGATAAGAGAGAAACAAGATCAGAATGCTCTTATGGAGAAGAAGCATGGGATAAGGTTTCTATCAAAGACCAAGAATATTCTATGGCTAGATCAGAAATAAAAAATATTATTGATGCTGCTAAAAGACTAGAGAAAAAAGTAGCAAAGGGTGAGGGATCTTTAGAGGCTTGGGTACAATCAAAAATTACTAAAGCCGCAGACTATATTGATACTGCTGCTGATTATGTTACAAGTGGAGAAATGGAAGAGTCCTGTTGGACTGGTTATAAGCAAGTTGGAATGAAAAAGAAAGGTAAAAAAATTGTTCCTGATTGTGTTCCAGCATCTGAAGAAAAGTTAGTAGATAAAATTGTAAATGAAATTATTTCGGAAAAGCAAAATTCAATTACAATTGAAGATGCAAATGGAAATAGTTTTGTGGAAGTAGTTGATTTAATTGAACCAGAACCAATTAAAGGATTTAAATCTCAAGTTAACGAAGCAACAAGACTACAAGCACAAACTGGTAATATAGTTGTAGTAACTTTGTCTTGGAGAGGAAAATATTATGCAATCAGAATGTTCTTTCCACAAACAAAAATTCCATCTCGCAAAGAAATTGGAGATGAAATTCAAAAAGTATATCCAGGATCAAAAGTAGTTCATCACTCTATTTCAGAGTTTACTCCAGGACAACCTATAATTCAAGCTGGTCTCCAAGGTGGTAGTCTTGCGAATCCTGGTCCCAGTAATAAATATGTAAAACCCATGGGAGAAGAAGTTGAGATTGATGAAGACTGGCAATCAGTTAATCGTAAAGATAAGACCGATGGTTTGAGTCCTGCCGCAGTTAAAGCATATCGTAGAGAAAATCCAGGATCAAAACTCCAAACTGCAGTAACAGAAAAGAAACCAACAGGAAAAAGAGCATCTCGCCGCAAATCATTTTGTTCAAGAATGAGTGGAATGAAAAAGAAACTAACTTCTGCAGAAACTTCAAGAGATCCAGATTCAAGAATTAACAAAGCCCTTCGTCGTTGGAACTGCAACTAATGAAATCATTCAAACAATTTTTATCCGAAAGCATCAATATTTCAGGTGACTTTAACGGAAACCTTTACATCAATGGTTCCGAGACACAATCGGAGCAAGTTAAAGAATCTTTTTTTGCTGATGTAGTGTGGGAAGGTAAAATTTATCGCCTTGAAGTTGAAGGTAGCATGATGAATAAAACTGAATTAGCAGAACAACTTCAAGACCAGTACCCGGGTGCAATTGTTCACAATATTTACCCACAAGAACCAATAAGTTCTTTAAAAATTAAAAATACACAAAGATATCAACCAGAAAGATTAACTTGGAGTGACTAATTATGGCTATTTGGAATAAGAATGATAGAGATTATTTAAATCAAGAAAGATCTCTGTTTGAAGTTGTTGGGGTTGCATCGAGTGATGGTCAAATAATAAGTTATCAAAACCCATTTCCAGTATCTCTTGGAAGTTCAAGTATTACAATTAATGGAAGCATTACAATTCCAACAACTGTAAGTGTTGCAAGTTCTCCTGCAAATCCAGTTCACAATCATATTACAGAAGTTGGAACAAGTGATATTTTAAATGTTCCATATCTTCCAGTTGGGATTTCTACATTACTGAATACTGTATCAATATCCAACACTGCCTTCTATGTAACTAATCCAGTTACAACAGTTGCAGTATCAGGTATTGGTTCTACTGTTACAGTTCAAGGAACAGTAGGAATTGGAACAACGGGGCAAGTATCACTCAACCTTAATAATGCTCCTGTAAGTTCTACTAATCCACTTCCAGTATCTGCAACAATTGTAAGCACTTCATCTACAATACCATCATATGTGAAGTTTATTGATAAAACCAATACTCAACTTGATAGTGCAAATAGATTGCGTGTTTCACCACCATCTCAACAAAATTACTATGTTCCGACAGTAGATAAGGATGGAGATTACAAATATAATGAAAGTTTTGTAGGAACTGGATGCACCAGCACCTTTGAACAAAATCTAGCAAGTATTC